TCTGTTTTTGCTTGGGCTGAAGACGTTCAGTTGTCTATTCCCACAACGCAAGAAAGTGATGCACTTGTGCCGCAATCTGGTGTTGAAAAGAAGTCAAGCATGAAAGGTAAAAAGGAGAATGAAGTTGATGAAGCGAATCGAACAGGTGTGATATCTGGTCCAGCGAGCACTGTAGCTAGCATAGCTACAGCACTCACTGCTGTACCAGCCATTTCACCCTATGCCAAAGCGACTGCTATGGGTTCAACAGCACTTGCTAATATTGCAAAGCAATTTGGTTACTGCGCTCCCACCGTTACTAAACCACCGGAAGCAGTGAAGAATACCGCAGCTTCGCATATGGCATTGACTAATGTACCCCAGCAGTTACAAAAATTGTCAATTGATGAAAAACAGGAATTAACCATTGATCCACGTATCTCTGGTATTGGTCCTGAAGATCCATTAAATATCCGTAATATTGCTTGTCGTGAGTCTTGGTTAACGACATTCAATTGGAACTTTGGAACAGCACCTGAAACTATGTTGTTTAACATGGCTATCACACCCATGATATGGGCTGAAAGCGGTTCTACAGCTTATCATTTCCCAGCATGTGCCATGGCTACTATGCCATTTGAGTACTGGACTGGGTCTATGAAATATAGGTTTCAGATTGTTTGTTCCAATTATCACAAGGGTAGATTAAAGTTCGTCTATGATCCCCGTGGTAATCCTAATACGGAATACAACATCAATTATATGGAAATCGTTGATATAGCCGATAAAAATGATTTTACATTGACAATAGGTATGGCACAGCCTACAACATATGTGCTAAACTCTTCCACACCTGTTCAGGGTACAGTGTCTTCGGATTTATATGGTGTTTCACCGTTAACAATACTTCCACCATTCTCAAATGGTATTTTAGCTGTTTATGTTGTAAATGAACTCACAACTCCAAACTCCACTATATCAAATGACATACAAATTAACGTTTTTGTGTCAGCTGGTGATGATTTTGAAGTTGCTGTACCATCCATATATCCCAATAGCTTTGTTTTTAAACCTCAATCTGGTGTGGAGATGACTGTTGACAACATGCAAATGGATGCTCCTGAGCAAATTGGTTCAACTGATGTTGGTACTGGTGTCACAAATACTGACAACAATACTGATCTCGTCTTTAT